AGGTTTTTCATAAAAGACATCACGCTATCAACTACACTTTTACACCAATTCATCACTTCGCGCATCACTTTAGTGATTATATGGTCTTCATCGCCTTGATTTTGTGAAATAACCTTTCCATGCTTAGATCGAATTGTCATATTTTCAGCTTGCTTAATTACTTTTAAAAATTTCACAAACTTGGGACGGCCTTCGAAATTGGGATGATTATCTAAATACTTAACCAACACCTTCGAAAAAGTAGCAGACATTCTGATCAAATTCTTGTCTGGAGGACTATCTATCCTGGGAATATCTCCATAGGGTTTATCAAAAAACCCTCTGGAAATATATCCCCATGCCAAAACAGCCCTACGCCTTGAATTGGAATTCGAGTTTGAAACTCGTATCCATCTGTGAGCATGTACAATGGTGTCTACAAAGTGCAAGACACCATCTTTCAAATTTTTGGTAACCAAACCATAATTGTCGTCTTTATGGTTTGGTTTATTGGAAAAACCATAGAAATCAACCATGAGGTTAATGACTTTGGCTTCAGCCAGGGTATCTGCATTAGGCCCTGGCATTTTATTCAAAGATTGCGGTAAAGAATTAAATCCTTTATGACAACCATAATAAGTCAAATCAAATGCATCCATTGCATAAGATTTAACTTGCGATTCTTTTGTTGATGGGGCTTTCAACCCAAATTTTCCATATTTTCCATCAGCTAGGGGGATACCGTTTTTCATATTACAGTACCTCCCTTCTTCTTCTGGCACAACACATGGTAATTCACAGTCCCAAGAGGACAAATCAATATCAAATTTCTCACAGTTCATCAGAACCAAAATTTTCGCAAACAACAATATAATTAAGAGAACGTGTACTCTTGACTTTTCTCTTTCATGGGGAGGCTATACTATATTTTACAGCTCGTCCAGAACAGCGAACACGACTCGCCAACGGCACAAGGCTGGGACTCACACCCATACCCTTGCTTTATTGCCGTGCTCCTCTCGGAGTGGCTAAAGAGTGATATAATCTACATGAAGTTCCAGCTAAATTCAAGCCTTACAATTTCTTCCCGCGTAAAAATTTCAATCAGAAGGGTGGTAGGACTAAAGGTCGACTTACCCACCAATCTTAACCATGTCAAGAAAACTAACAGAAAGGGCGACTGAGTGCTCAAATCTCCATACACGCAAATCATTACTACAGCCCATCTACCTATTCAGGGCATGTGAAATACATAGAAATAAAATTTTGGTTTTATTTTGTAATTTTGTATTTGGTTTTATATTTATAAAAAAAGAAAATCTAACGTAAATATCCAATCTAATATAAAATATTATTAAAAAATTTATCATATACTAATTTATTTAGTAGCTATGAAAAGTTCCTAAACTTAAAGTAATTTATCTTGTGTAGATGAAACAAATGATCCAATATACACAAAAGTAGATACTTCTTGATCAGAAAAGGGCTTCCAC